ATTTTTATCTTTACCGATGGATATTGTAAATAAAATTTTAGACTACGATGGTAGTATAAAATACCGAAATGGGAAATATATAAATCAAATTTCAAAAACAGACAAACGATATGAAATGTTACTTAATATTCCGCGTAGATTTCATGACTGTCTGGAAAATCTGTATTATAAATTGGTTGTCAGTCCGAAGTTAGTAATAATTATATATTCATACCCAGAGATGGGCAGAATTATCTTTGATCAATATTGTTGCGGAAGGTATATTGGTCGGATCATTGAATAATCGTCCCATTTTACATATTCAAGGGTGTAAAAAGGGTTTACCATGTTGCTTGACGAACCATCACAGAAGAAAACACAATTAACCGCACACATATAAAATTATCGTTATATATGTGTAATAATTAACCGGTTACCACTAGAGATAATCAATCATATTCTGGAATATGATGGGCGAATCAAATACCGACATGGAAAAAACATAGACATTATGGTATGTATATAGGTGTAGATAGAACTATTAGTATAAAAAATGGTGTTACACACCTTTTTTTATTTTTTTCCGTATAATTACTGATATTTATTTACCTACATAAACACAAACTGTATACTATATCATCTACTATGACTATGACACCATTGAATCCTGTTTATGTTCGTAATAATACCATACAATATATCAAAACGATACACGCATTTGCCAGTCTGGGTATGTGCTATAATGTGACTTTCATTTTGTTACATATTTCGGCAGTTGCCCCATTGGCTCCCGTCTTTGGATTAGCCACAGGATGTGCGACTATCTATCTTTTTTCGAAAGGATACCAATAATATTTTATGTATCTTTTCGTTCGTGAAGTCTATATTTGTCGTGATATCGTTGAGCGGTAGCATCATAACCTTCTTCTCTTATCTTCACACTTTCAAGACCAAATAGCAATCCAGTATAAAACCCGGGCATGACAATAAGAACAGGAATCTCAATGTATCTTTTTTCATAACACAATTGCGGAAGACTCAGCCCGATGAGTAGTGGCGATGCCACTGGGTGATACATCATTTGCATTCGTTGTAATAATTTGAATATCGTCATCTTGTATTTGATGTTATGAATGAATTCGTGTAATACTATTTCAATTTTTAACCAAACTCATCCGGCGGCTTTGCCGCCTTCTGAGTTAGTAGTTGAGCCGCAAAGCGGCTCTTACCAAAATTACAGGACATGCCATCTTAGTTTTGGTGAAAAGAACATAAAGATATTTTCTTATTTTTTTGTAAGAATCTTGTCATATTTTTCTTTTAGGTCGGTGTAATAATGTTTGAATATATTTTGGCAGGGTTTACTGGCTCATTCTTTTCTTATTTTTGTGTATTTGTGATGAGTTGTGAACTGAACTCTTTTGCCAGAGGGACAATCTCTGGTAACGTGATAAGTGTAATTAACAGTAATAGTAACGATATTGAAAGAAAATTGGATCGAATAGTACAACAAATCAATCAGAATGAAAAAAAAATGGATCAAATACTACAGAAAAACTTCTGAAACAATTTAAAGTTGTCCCATTATAAATATTCAAGGGTGTAAAAATGGTACAAAAATAATATAAATTTTGCAGCAAATACACCATAAGTAATGTTATTTTCGTCTTTACCTACAGATATTATTCATCATATTTTGTCTTACAATGGCACATTGAAACTCAGAAATGGAAAATACATGAATCAAATCGCCCAAGACGATGATAGATACCAAATGTTACTAACCATGCCCCAAATAGTACCGTATCTATATTATACACAACACGGTTATCTGATGATATCAGATACTAGAAACAAAATATATTGTGAAAAAACAAACGCTTCCTATACAGCTTTGTTTCATTATGGCGAAAAAACACACCTTATTGTTACAAAGAGTAATGTAAAGATTGTTAAATATATCTTTATTAGCCAAGGTTTTCAGTATAATTTTATTATTTACAAACCACCTCCACCATCATTATTCTCATATATAACAGAATATTTGTATGATTTTTATCGTTTTTTCATATAGAAATAAGCTCATATATGAGTAATAATGAACCAATTACCATTAGATATAATACATCATATTTTGGAATATAATGGCCGAATCAAATACCGAAATGGAAAATACATGAATCAAATCGCCCAAGACGACGATAGATACAAAATGTTACAAACCATACCCAAAATAAAACCATTTTACAACAACAATAATAATTTCTGGACCATTTTGATATCAATTAATAATAATAATATTAATAAATCAATTTGTATATTTAAAAGTTTGTCATATTATTTGGATGACAAACCGTGTATTCATGATATCGTTTATAATGAATATATGAGATATATTAGTTTTATGAGACAAGGTATTTGTTATTCGTGGACTATAATCAAATGATGTCTCCGCTCCCGATATCCCTACCAAAAATCATATATATAATTATCGTTATATATATTGTATTTTATGTACATTCATTCGTTTCGTTATCTTTCGAATCGATAAAACCAACAATGAATCTCTCAGCATTTTTTTTCTCACAGGTTCTCAAATGTATCACAAGTGATTTGGCGTTTTTGGATTTGAATTCACAAATATGACACACATATTTTAGATAATAATAATGAAAATTATAAAAACTACTTGTATATAAATGACAAAATATACAAAAAAGAACTTTAAATATTCGTTAAGAAATACCATTAAATATCGTGGTCCGGGTGCGAAGCGCCCAACTACTAACTTCGTAGGTGACCGTAGGTCACCGGTCGGACATGCGTACAAAGCTCGTAACCTTGAGAAGAAGTTTGGTGGTAATATCACGACATTCTTAGAAATGTATAACAACAATCAACTCAGTGCAGATTATCAGCTGATTATCCCCGAAGGAACGACGGAATATTATGAGGATTTAGGAGGTGTTTATATGAATACGAAGAAAGAAAAAACACCATCTATACAACAATTTCCTATATTACGGATAAACCGCCATAAAGTTGGAAAACTCTGTAATAATTCATCAGATGTTGTGACAAAATTTAGTGTAGAACACCACGACAGCGAAAGAACAAAAATCGATTATTTAGTAATTACTGATTACCATATAACCAGTAATGAAGTAATAACCAAACATTTTTATAAAGCGTCAGATGTCATTGTGGATGAAAATAATAAAATTTTGGACTGTAACATTAAAGAATATGTAAAAAACTATTTATTAGGTAATGTTTTGCTTTTACCTACATTTTTACGTGATAAACACATCGGAGAATGGGACGTGAGTAATGTTACTGATATGCATGAACTATTTGACACTTTTACAGAGTTTAACGAAGATATAAGCGCTTGGAATGTCAGTAAAGTTACCAATATGAGTTTTATGTTTACTGGATGTGAAGAATTTAATCAGCCATTGAACAGATGGAATGTCAGTAAAGTTACTAATATGGAAGGAATGTTTAATGATTGTATAAAATTTAATAAACAATTAGGCGAATGGAATGTTAGTCAAGTTACCAATATGAAAGCAATGTTTAGTGGATGTGAAATTTTTAATAAGCCATTGGGCGATTGGGATGTCAGTCAAGTTACCAATATGGAATCCATGTTTTTTGAGTGTTTGATGTTTAATCAAGCGTTGGTCACTTGGAATGTCAGTAACGTTACCAATATGAGTTATATGTTTTTCAAATGTGAAAAATTTAATAAGCCATTGGGCGATTGGGATGTCAGTCAAGTTACCAATATGGAATCCATGTTTAGTGGATGTGAAAAATTTAATCAGCCATTGGGCAATTGGGATGTCAGTCAAGTTACCATTATGAGTTACATGTTTTATCAGTGTACCGCATTTAATCAGCCATTGAACGGATGGGTAATCAATCAAAATACTGGTGTGGTTGCCATGTTTGATGATTGTGGTATATCACGCATTAACAAACCGAATATAGCAGTGCCACCACCACCACCACAGGATGTAGATCCGATGCAAATTCATAACGAATCCCGTAAAATCAATACTAACAAACTTAACATGCTTTTATCCGAATTTATGAAATTTATGGTAGAAATTCCTATAGTTAATAATGATTATCCTACTTTTTTTAAAGATGCATTCACTTCCATGATTGATGAAGCCGATCCATCAGACAAACCTGAATTACGTGCAAAATTGGAACGTATTATGAATGAACTATTAAATGGGTTGAACTACGCAGTTCTTAACAAGGAGTTTTTGGCAACCGCCATTAAAATGGTGAATTACGTAAATCAGCAAGACAAACCACTCAAAATCGTATATGTAACCACGTTTGTTGAGGATTGTGTTACCGCGTATAACGGTCCTGATGGAATGACATGTGTTATGGGGGCATTGGAACGTATATTTTTTTCGTTTGTTACTGCTGCATCCGTAGTGGACATCAACCATCCCGAATGGAAACAAATTGTAAATTGTATTGTGGTAAATATCAAAGATATGATAATTGAAGATATCAAGGAATGGTATCAATTACATAAAACAGGTTTATCAAATGAGTTTGTGAAAGAAACCGATGATAAAGAAATCAATGATAATATAAGACGAGACGACCTACGAAAATTTTTAAAATCAAAATATCCAGAAGAAGGCAAATTAATTGATGAACAAATAAAAGACGTCGCAGATAATATTGGATACGATGATGGCGATTTTACGTTTGGTGGACGAAAATGGCGTCCGATAACACGAAAACAGTTACGCAATACCCGACGAAAACAGTTACGCAATACCCGACGAAAACAGTTACGCAATACCCGACGAAAACAGTTACGCAATACCCGACAACGAGCCGAAGAAAATAAAATTTAGGCATAATTTTGAAACATAAGAATAATTATCATACTTTTATGTTTCGTATTTGGAGAACCTGACACAAATAGCATTTATTTGTGGTATTCAGCTTATAATTTACCATCAATCTCAACTCTTTCTAAACTGTCAACTTATTTTTTATTTCTTTTTACACTTCGACGTTTATTTTTTCTTCGTCTTTTGGTACGTTTACCACCGCCCTTTAACCTTTTGGTATTTCCGATATAGGTGGGGGATCTACCTTCGTTAAAATCATCTTGTGTTAGTTTATAAATACGCTTTACTTTGGTATCATCGTCTAAAGAAGAATATACATTTATTAAATCGTTTTCCTTGGTAAATACTGTATATTGTCTATCTCTATAAAAAAAGCTTACGTCTTCTTTTAGTTGATCCCAATTGTGTTTCCATAAAAAGGTCATCAGTTATATATATAAACTAAATATATAATCTTTTGTAATAAAAGGTAAAAATAAAAAGTAGAACAGAAATACAAATCAAAAATAAATTATAACAAAAAATATTTGCTCCGCTGAAACCGACACCTCGAAGGGGTGTCGGCTTGGTAATGAGTAAAGTGTCTTTTACACTAATTTTAATGTATCGTCGTCACAAATCGCTGTTTGTAACACGTTTTCCACGATTTTTTTCTTCACTGCGGGTTCGTTTTTCTTCTTGTGCTCAATCTTGCGACCGATGCGTTTCTGTTCTATGGTGGACCTTTTTGAGTACTGTTTTGTAATTTTCTTGTCAATCCCTTCGCATAAGATATCGATGGTGCCTTCAATGATGGGCATATTATCTTTTTTTTCGTATTTCCACGTGTTCTCGTCTCTCACATAACTCAGTTTTTCGTCAGGTACATGATACAGTGACCTTTCGAGTGGATTTGTTACATTCAACGCTTGGGTTGCTAAGGCAGTTGCGCCTTCCACATAATTACTGTGCTCGATCTGCTTGAGTTCTGCAAGACCTATTGTTTGAGTATACGCCGCTATTACATCTTTGATGTTCGCTGCGTTTGAACACTTCTCGTTCAACATGATGATGACGTTGTTGATTAAATTATGACTGTTATTATTGTTACTTGCGTTGTTATTACTAGCGTTGTTGTGAGAATTTGTAATGTTATCATTATTCTTCCCGTCTTTCATCATACGATTGATCAATTCAGTCAAATTTTGTACTTGTTCTTGTAATTTGTCCACCTTGTTTACCAATACAGGGTCTTCGGGTACAACTACAACACATGTCTTACTATGTTTCCATAATCCCGAATGATTAACATACCGTTTATTACATTGTTTACACGCGTATTGTTTTTGTTCAGGGATAGTAGCATTTTTATTATGTTTTAATGACTGAATATGCTTATCATAATTTTGTTTTTTACATGTTGTAAAATGACAACACTCACATAAATAAGTTATTTTACCGCGTGTTTTGGATACAGCTTCATTTTCTGCCGTAGAAATCATATTATATTATATACAATATAATATATTTTTAATTTGATTAAAAGGAAGTAATACTTCCAATTAATCAAGATATACTTCCAAATAATAAAAATGTATAAAAAGGTAAAAACATAGAAAAAACAAAAGTCTACCAAAAATTTTCCACCAAAAAAAGTGTTTTTCATAAAAATAGTTTGGGAGGTTTGTTTTTTCTGAAAAAGTTAGTTTTTTACTAAAGTATTAATTGGAAGTATATCTTGATTAATTGGAAGTATTTGGAATGTTTTAGCAATTAACATCTATATTTGAGTGTTTTTATGAAACAATTCATGTTAGGTTCTCCATTACAAAAAATAAAAAGTAGAACAGAAATACAAATCAAAAATAAATTGTCAGAAACATAAGAATAGAATACTGTTATGTTTCATATTTTGAGAACCTGAGATAAATAGGAATTATATATTGTAGGTTATCACAAAAAGTATTTGCTCCGCTGAAACCGGTACATCTTTGATGTACCGGCTTGTTATGAGTAAAGTATCTTTGTAAAACTGATTGCTGCCGGGTGGGAGGTGGGTAGTTAGTTACTATTATGGTAAGGTTGATGGAGCGAAGACAGTGGGTGGCGAGCGAAGCGAGCATATAAGGAGGTTCTCAAAAAGTGTATTTTGTAATTAGAAAATTGTATTATTTTGTGGTTAAATTCTAAATAGAGATTCTAATATTTTCTGAATAGAGATATTGATATTTTAACTAGGAAAACTAATATTAATATAATTATAATAATATTTTTGTACAATTATATATTCTGTAATTACAGTTTCTAAATTAAAAAAACTATTTTTTAACAGAGATACTACTTCTTTTTATTTTAATATATTTTATATGGCAATATGATGTCATTATTATTATCATATAAATAAATACTCTAATTGAATTAGAACTTCTAATTACAGATTATATTTTGTAAATATAATTTATTTCTAATTAGAGAAATTAAATTGAAAAATAGTAAAATTACAAACTTTATAAATTGTAAATACAAATTATATTTTTCTAATTACAAAAATTAATTTTCTCCATTTATCTAATAACCAGAATTTATTATTTTTTCTAATTAGAAATATCCTAAAAATATGCTAAGCAAAAATATTAACATAATTCAAAAACTCCTTACCAGTTATGATGTGACAATAATTAATTTGTTACTCATTTTTTGACACCATAATTTATGCTGCGAAAAACTTAAAAAATAACTCAATTCTCCTTACCAGTTATGCTAACAGAATTATCAAATTGCTACTCATTTTTAACTCGGGAACTAGAAAAATCTAAAAATAAATTGAGAAAAAAATTCGTCGTAGACTTGCTTTAGCAATTTTTTTCTCAATTTATTTTTAGATTTTTCTAGTTCCCGAGTTAAAAATG